GAAAGGTCCGGCTGGTCCGGCTGGTCCGGCTGGTAAGGAAGGTAAGGCTGATAAGAAAAAAATGAAAAAGAAAATGGGCGGTGGTAAAGTTTATAAACGTGGGCATGGTGGTAAGGTTATGAGCGGACAAGACTTTGTAAATTCTTTTTATGACTAATCGCTCCAGCATAAGAAAACAAGTTACTCGCCCCGGTAACAAAAAAGTTAAGAAAGTAATGGGCGAATATAAGAAGGGAAAACTTAAACTTCCCTCTGGTAAAAAAGTTAAGAATCGTAAACAAGCTATAGCTATCGCACTTAGCGAAGCAAAACGTAAAAGGAGAAGTTAGATGCCGGGACCACATACACTAATCAAACGGCCTCATAACCTTGATGAGATTGTAGGTCGTCCTACGGGTCAAGGCTATGGTGCTGCACGTAAAGGACCAGATGTTAAAGGACCACCCCAAGATGTTGTAGTTGATGAAGACTACGAACAGGGTAAAGCTTTTAAAGTGGAGGATTAAATTATGTCTGCTTCTATTATTAAAAATTTAATAACCCCTGCTATTAAAAAGGCTATAGAAACGACCGGGAGAAATACTGCTGCTCAAAATAGAGCAATTAATAATGCTGCTAAAAAAGCTGATATGACGCCTACTGAATTTAAGAAAGAAGTTAAAAAAGTTATTAAAGATGAAGGTAAAGGTGGACCAAAAAAACCTAATAATAAAAAAACTTTAAGTGCTGAAGACAAAGCAAAACTTAAAGAAGGAACAATGTCTAAAACCTTAACTCCTTCTGAGTTTAAAAAACTTTCTCCTAAATTAAAAGCTTTATATAGACAGCAACAAGAAGAAATAAAAGGCTCACAAAATATTCTTCCTAGACGCCGTGCTACTGGACCTGAAGGACAAGAGGTACAGCAGGGTCCGCTTTTATCTAAAGTTAAACTTCCTGAAAAAATGTCTCCTGCTAGAAAACGTAGTTTAATAGCACAAGGAAAAGCAAAGATGACTAAACAGGGTATGAAAGATACAGGTGAGTTTGCTCCTTCTGCTGGAAGTATTGCAGAAGAAATGGGTCTTGGTGGAAAGGGTTCTTTGCCTACTGAAGAACAGCTTAGAGGAATGGGTGGTTTTGAAATTAAGAAGTACGGCGGCAAGGTAAAACGTCGCATGGGTGGTAAGGTACGAGGTTACGGTAAGGCGCTTCGTGGTTACTAAGGAGTTTCTTGCTAAATATAATAAGTCTGTTGAAGAAGGTTACGATGATTTTAGTTTAATTGATTATAGTACAGTAAAGCCTGACAGAAATAATTATAAGAACTTTACCGATTACTGGGAAAAACTTTGTGATTATCTAATAGAAAAATACAGGTACACATATGGCAGTAAAGAAAAAAAGAAAGCCTAGCAATATGAAGGGCATGACTATTGGTCGGGGTATGAAACGCCCCACCAAGGCTGGTGCTGGCATGACCAAGAAGGGTGTTGCTAAATATCGTAGGCAGAATCCCGGCTCTAAACTAAAGACTGCTGTAACTGAAAAAAAACCTACAGGTAAACGTGCAGCAAGGCGCAAGTCATACTGTGCAAGGTCTGCTGGACAAATGAAGAAGTTTCCAAAGGCTGCTAGAAATCCTAACAGTAGACTAAGGCAAGCTCGTAAACGGTGGAGGTGTTGATGAAAAAAACTGTAGATGCTCCAAAAGGATATCACTGGATGAAATCTGGAAAGGGTTTTAAGCTTATGAAGAATCCTAGAGGTGGTTATGTACCACATAAGGGTGCTTCCAAGAAAGCTAGCTTTGAAGTTCAGAAAATACATAAGAAATGATTAAACGTAAGAAAGGCGGCACAGCCACTAAACGTGACCCAAAGAAGTGGGCTGCTGCTAAAGCTAAAGCAAAGCGCAAGATGGGCGGTAAACACTCTGCCAGAGCTATGCAACTTGCCGTTAAGTATTACAAAGATGCCGGTGGAACTTACAGCGGTAAGAAAAAATCTACTAATAAACTTTCAAAGTGGAGCAAACAAAAATGGCGCACGAAGTCAGGCAAACCCTCCAGCAAAACCGGGGAGCGTTATCTACCGGAGAAAGCAATCAAGTCCCTGTCGTCAAAGGAATATGCAGCGACCACCAAAGCAAAGAGAAAAGGGACTGCTGCCGGGAAGCAGTTCGTGAAGCAGCCAAAAAAAATAGCAGCTAAAACAAAAAGGTTTAGAACGTAATGGCAGTATCAGGAACATATGACTTTAACCTTGACATAGATGAGGTTATACAAGAAGCTACGGAAATGATTGGTGGAGAGGATACTCTGGGCCATGAACCTGCTTCTGCACGTAGATCAATCAACCTTATGTTAAAGGATTGGCAGAACAGGGGTGTGCTTCTCTGGAGTACTTCTGTTTCCAGTGTAACTGTATCAGCAAGCGTTACAGCATACTCTCTTTCCTCTTCTACTGTAGATGCTCTGGAAGTTGTTCTTAACAGAGATGATACTGATATACAGCTTGAGCGTATAACTCCTGAAGAATATCTTCTTATTCCTAACAAAACACAGACAGGTCGTCCCAATCAATACTCTATACGTAGAGAAAGAGACAACCCTGTAATGTCTGTCTGGCCTCTTCCTGATAATTCTACAGATGTTTTGAAGATGGAAATTATTTCTGAGCTTCAGGATGTAAACAAATCTGCGATACAAAATGCAGATGTGCCTAAAAGATTTTTACCCTGTCTTACCTGTGGTCTTGCCTACTACATGGCAATGAAGCGACCTCTTGTTCCTGAGAATAGAATTATGATGCTAAAGGCAAACTATGAAGAACTTCTTATGAGAGCAATGGAGGAAGATAGAGAACGGGCTTCTATGCATATAGTGCCTAAACTGAGGTATGTATAGTGGCTAGTAATAAAAATGCACTGGCTATGTGCGATACATGTGGGTTTGTATATCCACATAGAATAATGCAAATGAACAGTTATGGGATGCTGGTATGCCCACAAGACTTTGAAGGACAGTTTGATCTGAAGAACCATCCTCAAAATAAAGTGCCTGATGTAAGAGATAATCCAGCAATTCTTAATCCTCGTCCAGATACAGGTGGACGTAATCTTACATGGAGTCAGGCCAGTACAACTTGGGGATCAACAGAGAAGTATTGGAATCTAATATGACTGATTTAACAAGTAAACTAATATCAAATACATATAAGCANGTAATACTTGTTAGTTCGTCTGCAAGTAACACTGGTGTAGACACCTCCCTGAAAGCAGTACAAACAGGTGATGGAACTAATACTGCCCTGAAGGTAGCTACCAATGCAATACAGATTACTGGTGCGTTGGGAGTAGATGGNTCGGTATCTCTGGATGGAAACTTACATGTAGATGATAAAGTATGTGCCAGCAGTTTCTACGGAGATGGNTCAAACCTGTCTGGTGTAACTGCAACGATTGCTGGTAACATATCAGTAAGTAATGCCACAGTAGGTGGTACTCTTTATGTTGGCGGCACGGCTACTCTGGCTGGCGCTACACATCTGCAAAGCACAGTATCAGTTGGTGGGGCTGCACAGTTTGGCTCTACGGTAACTGTATCAGGCGCTGCACAACTACAAAGCACCGTAACTGCTGTGGGGGCTGCAACATTTAAATCTACAGTTACAGTAGAGAATGCAGCCGTACTTAAAAATAATGTATCGGTTGGCGGAACATTTGCAGCGGCTGGTGCGGCCACCTTCACCTCAAAAACGGAGTTTGATAATGATGTATCAGTTAGCGGACGTTTGGATGTTGCTTCTTCTGTTTGTGTAGGAGGTATTGCAAACTTTGCTGATGATGTATCTGTAAGCGGTAATATAAATGTAGTCGGTAACGTAACGGCTGCATACTTCTACGGAGATGGTTCTAATCTTTCAAACGTGGAAGCTGAACTTGGTATTGCCACAAACATCTCTGTATCAGGTTATATAAATGCTGGTGGTAATGTATCAGTAAGTGGTACTTTCAATGCTGTTGGTGCAGCAACATTTAAAGATGATGTAAGTGTAAGCGGCAATACTAATCTTGGCGGCACAGTCACAGTAGGCGGTGCAGTAAGTCTGGCATCNAGTCTTAGTGTAGGTGGCGCAGCTAACTTTGCAAGCACGGTTACAATAGCAGGAGCGGTATCGCTTGCTTCAACATTAAGTGTTGGAGGTGCCACGCAT